TGTAGATGATTATGGCAAAGGTAAAATATTTGAATCTACATTTACTGCTACAGGTATAACTAGCTATGTACATTTATCTACATCTGGAGATTTTACTGTAGATTATGTAAGAGTATCAAGACAAGATGTAACTCCTAGAAAATTAAAATATATTTCATATGATAATTGGTTACAATCTTTTAAAGAAAGAGATTCTAAAAATGATGATGGTGTATATGCTACTCCAGAATTTGTATATAGAAAACCAGATTATGGATACTTTGGATTAAGCCCAATACCAGATAAAGATGATTATACTATTGAGTATGATTATTTTACAACACATACTGATCTATCAGCACAAGGTGATAATATGTCATTGCCAGATAGATTTGCACCATTAATTGTAGATAGATCTAAATATTATACTTATATGTTAAGATCTGATGCTCAACATGCATCTATGGCAGAAAGAGATTATCAAAGAAAATTAAGATTATTAAGAGTAGATTACTCTTCAAGACAAGAATATATGAGAGACACAAGAATTAACCAAGGTACTAGAGTACAAATTGTATAGGAGAAATTATGGCTATAAGAGATGATTCAAAATATGTTGAAGACAATATGGATTATAAATCTAAAAAAGATGAAATGCAAAAAAATAATAACATGAAAATGGCAGGTGGAGTATTTAATATAAGTGATTATAATAAATATAAAAAAGCGGTAGAAGATGATAATGTTAGAGAAGTTTTTCCAGATACATCTATATTTGAATTAGAAAAAATGAGAGAGCTTTACGAAAAAGAAAAAGCACGTAAATTACAAGGGTAGTTAATGCCAGCTACTGATTTAATATCACCATACGTAGTTAGTTGTGCAGGAGGTCTAGTATTAAACAAAGATGTTTTTTCAATGGCCCCAGGTGAAGCACTTATATTACGTAATTTTGAACCAGATATTAAAGGTGGCTACCGAAGAATAAATGGTACAGCATTATATAATACCACACCTGTTCCTACAGGATCTAGTAATTTAAATACTATTATAGATTGTTCAATAATATTTAATGATCATATTATTGTAGCTAAAGGTGGTGATGTTCATTATGGTACAACTACTGGAAGTTGGACAAATTTAACAACAGGTTTAGGAACATCAACTAGACCATATGATTTTGAAAAATATAACTTTAATGGTACAGATAAGGTCATAATTGCCACAGGGCATTCAACTGCATTTACCATTGACAATTCTTGGAATGTTGATATAATTAATGGTAGTGAGGGTGGAACTGCACCAACAAATCCAAAATTTGTAAAAGCATTTCAAAACCACATGTTTTATGCAGGTGCTACAAATTCACAAGAAGTATTATTTAGTGCACCCTTTTCAGAAGATGATTTTAATGCAGCTGATGGGGCAGGCTCATTTAAAGTTGACTCTGAAGTAGTTGGTTTAAAAATATTTAGAAATGAATTATTTATATTTTGTATAGATAGAATATATAAATTAACTGGTTCATCATTTGTAGATTTTGCAGTACAAGAAGTTACAAGAAATATTGGATGTAGAGATGGTGGTAGTATTCAAGAGATTGGTGGTGACGTTATATTTTTAGCACCAGATGGATTAAGAACTATTGCTGGTACAGCTAGAATTGGTGACGTTGAACTAGGATCTATCTCTAGACAAATACAAGCTAGAATTGATGAGATAGCTTTAGATAGAGTGTCATCATTAGTTATTAGAGATAAATCTCAATACAGATTGTTTTATCCAGAAACAAATGGTGCTCAAGGTTCATCAAAAGGAATTATGGGAGTATTAAAATCTAATGTTAATACAGGTCAAATTGGATTTGAATACTCTGATATTATTGGGATTAAACCCGCATGTGCTGATTCTGATTTTATAAGTAATGTAGAAACACAAGTATTTGGTGGCTATGATAGTTATATTTATAAAATGGAAGTAGGTAATACTTTTGCAAATGGTACATCAGATACAACTATTGTTGCAACTTATAGATCTCCAGATATGGTTATGGGAGACCCAGGACTAAGAAAATATATGCAAAGAGTTAATTTAAACTATGAGGGAGAAGGTACAGCAATAGATGCAGAGTTAGCAGTTAGATATGATTATGATAACTCTGGTACACCACAACCAAAAGCAATAAGTATACAATCAGCAGGTGGTGCATCTTTATATGGTACGGCATTATATGGAACAGCATTATATGGTGCATCTGGTACACCACTTATAAGACAAACAGTAGAAGGCTCTGGATTTGCAATTGCTTTAAAAATAGATGATAGAAACCAAGCAGATGCATTTTCAGTAAAAGGATTTCAACTAGAATTTACCCCAGGAGGAAGAAGATAAAATGGCAGGATACTCAACACGACAGTCAACATATACTACAGGTGACGTTATTGCGGCATCAGATAGTAATGATGAATTTAATCAGTTATTAGATGCATTTAATGCAAGCACAGGACACACGCATGATGGTACTGCGGGTGATGGGGGCCCTGTATCTGTATTAAGAGATAGCAATGCATACAACAGAATTTTATTAGATGCTGTAAATAATCATTTAGAGTTTTATGTAGATGTATCTTCTTCATCTGTACAACAATTAAGAATACAAGATGGTGCTATTGTACCTATAACAGATAATGATATTGACTTAGGTACAGCTAGTTTAGAATTTAAAAATTTATACATTGATGGTACTGCTAATATTGATAGTTTAGTAGCAGATACAGCGGATATTAATGCAGGTACAGTAGATGCAGTTATTGGGGGTACTACTCCTGCTGCTGGTACATTTACTACATTAACTGCAAATACAAGTTTAGCTTTAGCATCTGGATCTACAGTCACTTCTATATTAGATGAAGATACAATGTCATCTGATAGTGATACTGCTTTAGCTACACAACAATCTATTAAGGCTTATGTAGATGCACAAGTTGCTACAGCTAATGAATTATCAGAATTAACAGATGTTAATATTACAACTCCTGCAGATGGATCATTATTATTTTATGATACAGGTACATCTAAATGGATTGATAATGTAGTCTCTGGTGATATTACTATTGCTGATACAGGTGTTGCTGCTATTAGTTCTGGTGTAATTGTTAATGCAGATGTTAATGCTTCAGCAGCTATTGATGCTACAAAAATACATGATGGGTCAGTTACTAATACTGAATTTGGATATATTGGAGGTTTAACTTCTGATGCTCAAACACAATTAAATGCAAAATTAGAAAATGTAGTTGAAGATACCACTCCTCAACTTGGTGGAGATTTAGCAAGTAATGGAAATGATATTCTTTTTGCTGATAACGATAAAGCTATCTTCGGTGCTGGTTCAGATTTACAAATTTATCATACAGGTGCAAATAGTATAATAGATGATTTAGGAACTGGTAATTTATTAATTCGTTCTGATGGTTCTGCTATTTCTTTACAAGTAAATAGTAAAAATAACATAAGAGCAGTATCAGATGCAGAGGTTGAACTTTATCATAATAATAATCTTAAATTAGAAACAACATCTTCTGGTATAGATGTTACAGGAACAGCAGTTACAGATGGATTAACTGTAGCTGGTAATGTTAGTGTAGATGGTGGCACAATTAAACTAGATGGTAATTATCCTGTAGGTTCATCTAATGTTGCTTTAGGAGATAGTGCATTAGATAGTGGGTCTTTATCAGGGAGTAACAATACTGCAATAGGTACTGCATCTTTAACTGAAAATACAACAGGTGCAAATAACGTAGCATTAGGATATAATTCATTATTTTATAATACGACAGGTGCTTGTAATACAGCAGTTGGTGTATTAAGTTTGCATTCTAATCAATCAGGAATTAGAAATACGGCAGTAGGTTTATGTTCTATGTGTGCAAACACTACAGGTAATGACAACACAGCATTAGGTAGAAATTCTTTAGATGAAAACACAACAGGTTCAACTAATGTAGCAATAGGTGCTAATGCTTTACTTAAAAATACAACAGCCTCTAACAATATAGCAGTAGGTAATTTATCTTTAGCATGTAACACAACAGGTGCTTGTAATACTGCATTAGGTACAAATGCTTTAAAAGCTAATACGACAGCATCATACAACGTATCAATTGGTCTTCAATCCTCACTATCTAATACAACAGGAACGCAAAATGTAGTAGCTGGTTCTTTTGCCTTACAATCTAACACTACAGGAAATTGTAATACAGCAATAGGTCACTCATCTAGCTATGCTGGTACTACAGCTTCTAATAATGTATCAATAGGAAATAGGTCATTATGTAACATTACTACAGGGTCAAATAATGTAGCAGTAGGTCTTCAATCATTATTTTCAAACACAACAGCTTCCAACAACACAGCAGTAGGTTATAATTCACTTTGTTGTAATACGACAGGTTCTACTAATTCAGCATTTGGAAATTATGCACTTTTAAATAATACAACAGCTAATAACAATATGGCGTTTGGATATAACGCACTTGCACTAAATACCACAGGTGCAAATAATGTTTCTATGGGTAGAGATGCTTTATTAAACAACACCACAGCTAATAACAATACAGCATTAGGTACTTATTCACTTTGTGCTAATACGACAGGTACACAAAACGTAGCTTTAGGTGCATATTCTTTAAAAAACAACACAACAGCATCTAATAACACATCAGTTGGTTATTTATCACTTAATGTAAATACGACAGGTTCATCACTTACTGCAGTGGGTATTTGTGCATTAAAGTCTAATACGACAGGTCAAACAAATAGTGCTTTTGGTGCATTTTCTTTAATAGAGAATACAACTGGAATTGAGAATGTAGCTTTAGGTTATGTTTCACTTTATAAAAACACAACAGGTAACAACAATACTGCATTAGGTACTCATTCTTTACAAGCTAATACAACAGCAGATAACAACACAGCAGTAGGATTCTGTTCTTTACGTTCTAACACCACAGCAGATAATAACACAGCAGTAGGTTATAATTCACTTTGTGCTAATACGACAGGTGCTTCTAATACAGCAGTTGGTTTTCAATCTTTAAAAAACAGCACAACATCAAATGGAAGTACAGCAGTAGGAACTTATTCTTTATTAGCTAACATATCAGGCATAAGAAATTCAGCATTAGGTTATCAATCACTTTGTTCTAATACAGTTGGTGCTAATAACACAGCAGTTGGTTATGTATCACTTGATGCTAATACGACAGGTAGTGAAAATATAGCAATGGGTTATCTATCACTTTCTGCTAATACGACAGGTAGCTGTAATACAGCTTTAGGCAATGAGGCATTAAAAAACAACACCACAGCTGACAACAACACCGCAGTAGGTTATACATCACTTTGTGCTAATACGACAGGTGCTGATAATACAGCAGTGGGTTTTTGTGCTTTACAAGAAAACACTACAGGTACTCAAAATAATGCAATAGGTAGAGGTGCTTTAGCTTGTACCACTACAGGTAATTATAATGTTGCCATTGGTAATGGGGCTTTACTTGATAACGTAGATTGCTCTAATAACGTAGCAATAGGTACAAAAGCATTAAGATTTGCAACAGCATCAAACAACACAGCAGTAGGTTTTGAATCACTATGTGCTAATACGACAGGAACAGCTAATTTAGCAGTGGGTACTTGTGCTTTAAAAAATAATACAGCAAGTTATAATACAGCATTAGGTACAGGTGCAGGTGTAGGTACTACAACAGGAGCTCAAAATACTGCTGTTGGATTTCAAGCATTAAGAGAAAATACAACTGGTGGAGATAATGTTGCTGTTGGACTTTACGCATTACAACAAAACACTACAGCTTCATCTAACACTGCGATAGGTAAAAGTGCTTTATTATCTAATACGACAGGTGAAAGAAATACTGCAGTTGGTAAAGGTTCTTTAACAGCTAACACTACAGCTAGTGATAATGTAGCAATGGGAGAGGGTTCTATGCAAAGTAATACTACAGGAGCAGATAATGTTGCTCTTGGAGTAAATGCTGGTTCTTCTTTAACAACAGGTTCAAATAATATAACAATAGGAAGAAATGCTACATCTGGAAGTTTTACTACAGGATCTTGTGGCATTTATATTGGTGTTAATGCTGATGCCAGTTCTACTGGTGCTACTAATGAAATGGTTATTGGTTCAGGTGGTGCTTCTGTAGCTGGTAAAGGAAATTCAACTGGATTTATTTATGTGGGTGGTGGTGGAGTATATCAAGGTAATAACTCAACAACTTGGTCAACAACATCTGATAGAAGAATTAAAAAGAACATAACAGATAACACAACAGGTTTAGAAAAAATTAATCAAATACAAGTTAGAAACTTTGAATATAGAACAGCAGATGAAATTACTGAAGTTCCTCAAACATCAGCTATAGATAAACAAGGAATTCAAGTAGGTGTAATTGCACAAGAAGTAGAAAATATTTTACCTGATCTTGTTAAAAATGAATCTACAGGAGTTAAAACAGTTGATGCAAGTAATTTAACTTGGTACTTAGTCAATGCAATAAAAGAGTTAAAAAAAGAAATAGACGAACTAAAAAACAAATAATGAACACTTATGTAGTAGAGGGTGGCATAGGAAAATGCACAGCTTTTACCTCTTTAATCCCAAAGCTAAAACAAAAATCCGAAGTACAAATATATACACCATATATTCAATGCTTTGCAAATAACCCAGATGTAAAAT